TATTCTTAACAATAATTTCGCGAGTCCAACAGTCTTTGCAACTGACTCCGCGGCATCCTACGGTTATATTCCCGTCCCATTGGTAGTCTCTGTTATCCCTGCGGGGGGCGCGATAGATACAATCAGCCGGGCATTTATAAAAGAGCATCTCCATAACCTTATCAGGTCTTGTTGCATGTTTTTCTCCATCATTGTGCCCAAGTTTATCAATGGACAACGCATAGTTTTTAATCGCGCACTCAATCCGGGTCATTTCCCACCTCCTTATCATAGGCTTCTTCGCCCCCAGCACTCTTTGCAGGTAATTCCACGGCAACCGATAGTATCACCTGTGCTATCATATCTTCGTTCTATCTATTCTCTATTATCGTGTGTTTATNTTTAAAAGGCAAGTACTTTTGAACAAAAATCGTCAAAAATATGCATTATTTTGCATTATTTTTAAAATGTTCCTTTTAATAAGGCGCTCGGGGCAACAGTCTCAGACATAATCGGACAGATGAGGTTGCTTTTTACGCAATTACGAACGATACTATACCCAGAACGGCTCGACGCATGCATCAGTGTGCGTCACATCAGAAGAAAGGAGGAAAGAACCACGAAAACCAGAAAGGTGTACATCCCACAGCTACCAACACGCTACGACAAAGCAACCAACCAACGCATTCCAGCTATTGACGCAAATCCAGCCGCTCAGTTCGGGGAGCTGGTAACCATTTTCGGGCAAGACGTCAATCGTTCTCAAGCACTCGCAACACTGCGTGCTGGTCAACCGCGCGGCGCGGAAATTGAAGCGGACGACTACATACTCGCCGTTGGCGATGTAGTGCTGTTAGCATTAACCATCGTTCATGCCCTGCAGCGCAATGGAAGAGCCACATTGCTGCGCTGGGACAACGAAACGAAAATGTACAGAACGGAGGAAATTCAGAATGGGTGATTTACAGCGTGTAGTGCAACTGGGTGAGCTGCTCGTCGAACAACGAGCCAAGCTAGCCGAAGCGGAAGCAGCCGCGGCAGCCATCAAGGCGACAGTGTTACAGCTCGAGCGCGAAGACCTGCCTGCCCTCATGGCAGAAATCGGCGTCAGAGAAATTCGACTGACCAGTGGTAAAAAGATTGCGGTGCAAGAAGACTGCGAGGCTAAAATCAGTGAGAAGAACAAGCCGGCGGCGTTCCGTTGGTTACTGGACAACGGCTTCGGCGGCATCATCAAGGTGCTGGTAGAAGTGCAATTCAACAAAGGCGAGCATGACCAAGCACAGAAAGTGGCAGAGGCACTGCAAAAGAAGTACCGCAATAATCAAGTGGCCTTGGAGGAGAACGTTCATCCGTCAACACTCAAGGCATTCGTCAAAGAGCGCATGACCGCAGGAGACCCAGTACCGGTCGACCTGTTTGGCGTGTATGTCTATAACAAGGCAGTCATCAAAGACTGACCAATAAGAACAAGGAGTCAAGAATGAAAGAGGAAAAGAACACGAAGAGAACCAAAAGCGCCAACGCAGTGGCTACCCAGTCAGCTGCGCTCCCCACCACTGCGCTCGCGGACAGAATTGCCCAAGACGCTGGTGCCGGCATGGAAGGTGTCGACCGCGACTCGTTCGCTATCCCATTCGTCCGGGGTATTGCAGCAAATGTCGCCACAGTGCACTGCTGGTAAAACAGGATATAATCCTGCAGCAAAAGCGGGGCAATTCATCAACACGGTGACGGGCGAGCTCATCGATGGCAATGAAGGATTCATTTTCATACCATGCGCGTTCCAGCGGAGATTCATCCAGTGGGCACCGCGCAGCAGCACCGGCGGGTCATACAAAGGCGAGTGGTTGCCGGAAGATGTTGCAGCAAAGCTCGTCTCTGGCGAACTCAAGAAAGGGGACGATGGACGCATTTACGTTGGGGAGCCCAATCCCAAAAAGAGTGATTATCTGGCAGACACACGGAACCATTTCGGGCTCATGGTCACAGACAAAGGTGTCGCCCAGGTGCTGCTGTCGCTCAGCTCCACTCAAATCAAAAAATCCAAGCAGCTCATGGGCATTCTTTCGTCCATTCGCATCAATGGCCAAGTGCCACCGACATGGCTGAGCAAGATTCACATCACCACACTGCCCGAGAGCAATGACCAGGGGTCATGGTTCGGCATTCGGGTAGAGCATGCAGGCTTTGTAGACGACCCGAAGCTGTATGACATGGCGCGAGAATTCCACGACACAATAGTGGCGGGCATGGCCAAGGCAGACTACCACGATGCAGAGGCGGATGACTCCACCGACGAAGAAGAAAAGTTCTAGCAGCTCCTGACGAACACGTTTACGTATGGGCGAGGGGCACAATGGCACTCGCCCATACATTTTGCGCAACGCAGCAAAGGAGCGGGTTATGAGCGAGCGTCAGCAATTAATGAAAGAATTCTTGGCAGCGATGTATCGCTACGTGCCATCGCATGCACGGGTGCTCGGCTGCCAATTTCGTGGCGACCCGAATGCAGACCAACCAGGCAAGTGGCGCGCCACACCAGTGACAAGGTTAGCGCAGCTAGACGACAAGGCGAATGTATACCTAACAGTCAGCGCTATGCAACGCAATGAGCGCGGGGAATTCCGGCGGCGCAAAGACAACTTCGCCGGCGGAGTACTGCTAATGATTGATGACATTGGCACCGGCGCAGGTAGCAAGTTTCCGCTGTCCATTCTAGAAACGCTCGAACCCACAGCACTCATCGAAACGTCACCGGGCAATCATCAAGCCGTTTACATGTTTGACAGCCTGGTGACAGACAGCGCGGCGTTCGACGCACTCATCACCGGATTTATAGCCAAGCAATTCCTGGGTCACGACACCGGCATGGCGGGCATTAACAGGGTATTCCGACCGCCATACGGTGTGAACGGAAAGCAAAAATATTCCGGCTGGCATGTTGTGTGCAAAGAATGGAATCCCGAAGCACGATACAGCATCGCGCGCATTGCGGAAGCGTTCAAGGTAAACTTGGACGAGCACCACAGCGTGCCATTGCCGCACACAGCCACCGCAAAATAAGGCGGACAATATCCGAGCGTTCGTTACCGTGAGACAAGCATTACGCGACGCAGGCATGCTCAAGCGGACAACCCCAGACCCGTCGGGTTGGCAGGACATCGTCTGTCCATGGGACGGCAGGCCACACGGATGCAGCGGACAACGGGGCGGCCATCAGAGAACCAGCAGAGGAAAATGGCTGGTTCGGTGCATTCCGGTGCCATCACGCGTCATGCGCGGGTAGAGGGTGGAAAGACCTGACAGAGTGGCTCGCCGAACATCAAAGTGAGCTCCTCGAACGAATCAATGCCACAGCACCAGGATTCGAAGCATTCAAGGACTACCTATGACAGATGAAGAGCTGTTAGCTGAAGCGGCGCGCCACGAGCAGGATTTTGTTCGGCGCACAAGAACCATCGAAGATTTTAGGTATGACGAGCAACAGGAAAAATACTGGGATACCACCACAGGGAACCTTCTCGCAGCCAAGAGCGTAGACGGAGCAATTCCACGCAGCCTGTGGCCAACGGTCCTGGGTAGTGATGGGGAAAAGAAGAAAGTGGCACCGTCACGTGCCATCAACAATATAGATACGGGGCTCACTGTGGAAGGTTCCACCTGGTGGCCTGGGCAGCCAAAGTTTATTCATGACGTGGTAATTTCAGAGCGTGGCGCCATGCCGCTGCGCGGCGCATGCTGTTACAATTTATATATTGAGCCCACCCGGAACTGGGCTCCGCACACTGAAGACCCTACGCCATGGCTCAATCATGTCAAAAAGCTATACCCAGAGCCGGAAGAACATGAGCACTTTTTCGATTTTTGCGCGCATATGATTCAACGACCTTACGAAAAAGTGAATCATGGCATAGTCATGGCAGGGGTTCAGGGCATTGGCAAAGATACTGCGCTGATGCCAATCCGGCGCGGCGTGGGTGAGTGGAATGCCGCAGAAATTGGGCCCGATGCCATCATGAGCTCTTACAATGGCTACGTGAAGAGCGTGCTGCTCATCATCAATGAAGTCCGACCACAAGAAGAAGAATTCAAGGCAGTTAATTTTTACAACTTGCTGAAGCCAATATTGTCCTCACCACCGGAAATGCTGCCGATGACACTGAAATATGCCAACACCATCTACGTGCGCAACTTGTGCCATGTAATATTGACCACCAACGACCCGTTGGCCATGTACATTCCCATAGAAGACAGAAGATTGTTCGTTATGAATTCAGCACTCGGCGACCCAAAAACATCAGGGCAGTTTTCGGCAGACTACTTCGACCAATTGTACCACTGGTTGAACAACGGCGGAACAGAAACGGTGATTGATTGGCTCAAGCGGCGACCTATTCCTCAGCAATTAATCACCGCGGCGCCGCCACTCACGCGAGGCAAAACAGCCATCATCGAATCAGCCGCACAAGTTCGCCGCACCGCGGTGGATGATGTGTGGGAAGATTTTTGCCAGATAATTATGGGTGGCAAGCGACCAAAAGTGTTCTTCCATCGGGATTTGACGGACTTCGTTCGCGCGGAAAGATTCGACGACGCCGAGAAACTGCTGACCGCGCTCAATGCCAAAAACTTCCACTTCAAAATGGCAGAACGGGGCTATGACTTGGTGCGCTGCCCCGAAGCCGCAGAGTGGCGAAATGGGGAATNTCGCAGCAGGACAGCATTTGCCGACAAGTCATTGAGCAGAACGGAACAGCTCAGGCTCATCAGAGAAGCGCTCGCTACTCGCGGCGACTGCCCCACTCTAACTAAACCAACAGCAAACGTTTCCGCGCGGGTCAAAATTTTCCGCGCGGAAAACAAGTCTTTGTAGAGTAACAACTTACCAAGAATTTATTGTTCAAAGACCGCGCGGAAAAATAAAAGCCGCGCGGATGGATAACTCCTTACGAGGCAATGAGTTAGCCGCACAAAAAGAGTGTCCGCGCGGCTCGCGTCGGTATTTTCGAAACTTCTATACAGAGTACAATTTTATAAAAGGTTAGATTTTCCGCGGGAGCCGCGCGGCACTGAGAAAAAGTGTTCGTAAGTCGTGGCTGTAACAGGAGATACTCGTCCGCGCGGCAAATAGAAATACCGCGCGAAGCCGCGCGGAAAAATCGTTTTATCACGTTTGTTGATTTTGTATAAGTCGTGGCTGTACCGTGAGATGCTTGAATTATGACGGATAAAGCGTCTCGGATTATATTCAATTTTCCGCGGGACTTGACNAATAAGTCTACAATGAAATTTTTGACTAGAAATTATGTCGTGATATGTCCGTATATGTCCTTGCTTTTTCTTTCGGAAAGTTCGATAATTAACGATGAGGGAGCAATGTATGGAAATAGCGCTATTCATTGCAGGTCTCTATGTCTAATGAAGCGACCCGTTTCAAGCCTGGCGTTTCGGGCAATCCGAAAGGCAAGCAGCGGGGTGAGATTCGCTTTGATGTATTGCTGCGCAAGGCGCTCAAAGCGAAATTCACTGTGGAAGATGGCAAGACCATTACCGCAGCTGAAGCAATTGTGCTCAAGACTGTGAAAGGCGCAATCGAGGGCGACACTAGGTGCGTCAAGATTGTGTTTGACCGTGCGTGGGGCGCTGTGCCTCAAAGCACTGTGGTTCAGCTTTCTGGTTCTGCTGTCGCCATTCAATATGGTGCTCTGACAGAGAGGCAGAAGGCTGCTGTCATCGCGGCGAACGAAGCACTTGCTGAAGGTGATGAGTGAAAATACTTTCGCCTACTGAGATTCGCATACTCGCAGGACAGCTTTCGCTGTATGAGTACATGCGGAATCAGTATCCGCGATTTTATACTCGTGACAAGCCACATCTGAAAACATTGTGCGACACTCTCCAAGCATTCATTGAGGATAAGCTGCTTGACGACACCGGGCAGCCTGTTCAGAATCTTATGTTAAACGTGCCTCCACGACACGGCAAAACGTTGTCTGTGATGGGGCTGGTTCAGTGGGATTTAGGACGTGACCCGTTGCAGTCATATGTGTGCGTGTCGTACAATGAGAAGCTGTCCGCTCGATTCGCTCGCGGCGTTCGGGATGCTATGCAAGAAGTGAAGATGGGCTCTCGGTTGGTGTACAGCGACTATTTCCGTACACGGGTTAAAGCTGGTGACAGTGCGTATGAGGCTTGGAGCGTGGAAGGCTCGTCCATTCTCATTTTTGGCGACTTCTCCTGGTGGCACTTTGACCGGCATTGGATGTACNCGCGGCATTATTGATGACCCNGTCAAGTCCTCTGATGAAGCGTTTAATGACACTGTGCTGGAGAACATTCGTGACTGGTATGTCAACACATTCCTTTCGCGGCTGGAGTCTGGCGCGAAGCAGCTGCTCTTGATGACACGCTGGGCAACGGGCGACTTGTGTGGTTGGCTGCTCGAAAAAGAACCTGAGAAGTGGCACGTTGTTGTTTTACCAGCGAACGTTACCGGTGCGGAGAATCCTACTGACGACGACATGTTGTGTCCTGCCATTTTGGACGCTGCGACCTATCTTGACCGCAGGACAAAAACCGACCCGGTGATTCACGCAGCCAACTATGACCAAAAGCCGTATGATTCAACCGACAAGCTCTATCCGTCATTGAAAACGTATCGCCTTGAGGACGCTCCGAAATTCTCAAAGATTGAAAATTACACAGACACTGCGGACGAAGGTTCGGATTACTTGGCGTCCATCACTTATGGTGTGGCCTCGGGGTTGGCTTATGTTCTGGACGTTATTTACACCCAGGACAGCATGGAAGTGACGGAACCGGCGCTGGCTAGAACACTCATTAATCATAAGGTGCACCGGGCACACATTGAATCGAATAACGGCGGGCGCGGCTTTGCGCGTGCTGTGGAGAAATTGATTAGAGCTGCAGGCAATACTGAGACTGCCATTGATTGGTTCCATCAGTCTGAAAATAAACAAGCGCGAATTCTCTCTAATGCAATATCTGTTAATAACTGTGTGTTATTTCCTGAAGGATGGCAATATCGTTGGCCACGATTTTATGAGGACATCACTCGTGTGGGTCGAAGCGGCAAGTGGGCTCACGACGATGCCATGGATGCGCTAACCGGTGTGGTGGAGAAGAGCTTGTCTCGGCCGACTTTTGCAATTCTTTAATAGGAGAAGACTATGGTGTGTTATATTTGCGGGATGCCAAGCGTTCTCAAGTGTCGTGAATGTGGAAAGCCTGTGTGTGGTTATCATTACGACTATTCTGATGGCAAGTGCACCGTTTGCCATGGCAAGCAGTTCTCCAAGCCGGAATCAGACTTGGCTGCGGCTGCTGTTGAGACGAAGCCGGCGAATGTCGTGGAAACGAAGCCTATGCTGCCGAAGAGCAGGAAGGATAGGGTGTAATGTCACTTACCAGGCGAGCTGAATTCGACCAGCAGCGTGGACTTCGTAAGCTGTGGACTCAAGCACCGGAAGGTAATGTTGCTTCGCTGCTTGAGATGTATCATACCAATCCTCGTCTGGATGCTATTGATATTAAAGCAACGCACATCGCCAGTGTGCCATGGGCACTGTATGACAAGGCTGCGTGGGATGCCTCTCCTGACGAAGCGCAGCCGATACTGAATCATCCTGCCACTGCATTGCTGCTTGAACCTTGTCCTGCGTATCCTGAGATTGATGGCTCGGTGTTTATATATTTGACCTATGTTTATAAGCGTCTGACCGGCGAAGCGTATTGGTGGAAGATTCGCAACGGCTCGTCTATTGAAGCGCTGTACATCATGCCAAAGTCATGGTGCTTGCAGACACCGAGCTACAATAGTCCATATTTTCTGTTTATGCCACTGGGCGTTGCGGGCGGGCAAACTGTCAAAGCTGACCCAGCCGACATCGTATGGTTTAAAAGTCCGAACATTGCCGACCCGTACTCTCGTGGTCGTGGGCGCTCGGAAAATATGTTGGATGAGTATGAGGCTGATGAACTGGCTGCGAAATATCAGAAGAATTATTTCTACAATGATGCCACTCCACCGATTGCCATTTCCGCACCCGGTGCAACAGAGCAGGAAGTTAACCAGCTCAAGCAGTCCTGGATGCAGCGCGTTGGCGGGTTCCTTCGCGCACGCGCTCCGGCGTTCTTGACCTGGGAAGGTGCGAAGATAGAAAAGATTGCTGACTCTCAGCGTGAGATGGACTTTGTTGAGTCACGCAAGTTTATGCGCGACATGGCGAATCAGCATGAACAACTTCCTCCTGAGATTGCCGGCATTATTGAGAATTCGAATCGTTCCACTATTGATGCAGCGTTCTATCTGCTCATGAAGAACGTTCTCATGCCTGAGATTGCTGCTCTAGACGCGACCATCACTCGGCAACTTATTGCTTCTGATTACGACAATCGTATCGTGTATCGCCACAAGAATGTGACTCCACAGGATGAGGCGTTTAAACTTCAGAAGGCTAATGAAGGTGTGAGCCGCGGCATGTTGACTCGTGCCGAATGGCGCAAGGCTATGGGCTATCCTGTGGATGAAGCGCGAGACAATGTGTATGTCATTCCGTTCTCACTGACTGAAGTGAAGCCTGGAGAGCAGCCGGCTCCACAACCTGTGCCTGTGCCTGCGCCTGCGCCAATTGTTGAGCCGGCTGCAAAGACTATTGATTATTCTCTGTCAAAGGCTGTCAAGAATAAATTCTCTGCCGAGCAGCGTGCTGCCGTTTGGAAAGTGTTTGACACGAAAGCTGCTAGCGGCGAACCGTTCTTCATGCAAGCTGTGCGCAAGCTAGCTGCCACCCAAGACAAACTTTTCCGTGACACATTCAAAGAGGAACTGGGCAACGGGCGCGACTTTATGGGCGCTGTTGAACGTACCACACAGAAAGTGCTTGGCGAGAGCGCAGACATCGCTGTGAAATCGGGATTGGCTCCTGCGTGGCTTGCCTCTCTGAAGAACGGCTTTGAGCTGGCGCAAGAGTTACTTGGTGGCGGCATTGACTTTTCGTTGTACAATCCAAAGTTTAATGCATGGGTAGACAAGGCTGGGCTATTGAAGGCTAAAGAAATTAACGACACAACCCGCACCGCGCTGCGCGAAAAACTTGCTGCCGAAATATCAGACGGTTTGCGGTCTGGTGAATCGATGGCTGAGATTGCCGACCGCATACAGGCTGCAACGGCTGGCGTTTATGACAATATGAGTCAAAATCGTGCCATGGTCATCGCTCGCACAGAGACTGCAGCGAGTGTGAATGCTGGACAGTTTGAAGTTTATAAAGGTGAGGGTGTCAAGCAAAAAGAATGGCTAGCAACCCAGGACGACCGTACACGAGACATTCATGCTGCCGCGGACGGGCAAGTGGTTGGCATTGATGAGCCGTTTGTAGTTGGCGGGGAAGCGCTGATGTATCCACTAGACCCTAACGGCAGTGCGGAGAATGTTATAAATTGCAGGTGCACCATTGTGCCTGTGATAGAGGAGTCATGATGGACGAGCTTAGAACGTTGGCTGTTAAATCCGCTCAACAGAGTGAGCGGGTTATTCGATTTATTGCTTCAGACGAATCTCTTGACCGCGATGGTGACATCATTACTGCAACGGGGTGGCAACTAGGGAACTATCTGAAAAATCCTGTGGTACTCTACGGCCACGACTATGACAAACTTCCTGTCGGTAAGGCTACATCGGTGCAGATTGATACCGCGGCGCGGCAATTGATTATTGATGTGCAATTCCCCACCGTTGAAGAGCTTTCCAGTGGCGTTCCGTCTGAGCATGCATTGTTTGTAGACAGTGTATACAACCTTGCCAAGCTTGGTGTGCTGAACGCTGTGTCTGTGGGCTTTCGAGGATTGCAGGTGGAGCCGATTCTGGACGAGAAAGGCCAATGGGTTGGGCGGCGGTTCTTGTCTCAGGAACTGATGGAGTTGTCTATCGTACCTGTGCCTGCGAATGCTAATGCTGTTGCCATCATGCGTGAAGCCAAGGTGGACGCAGCAGTGATAAAAAGTTTTCAGAGCGTTGTTACGAAAGTGGGGCGGCGGCTGTCCGCTGCGTCACTCGCTTCGTTACATGCTATTCGGGACAAGCTTGACGAGGCTAATGCAAAGCTGGACGAGGCACGGGCGGAATATGCTGTGCTCGTCGGCGACCTTGACCAGCAGGACGATGGGCAAGACGANCCTAAAGCGACTGAGCCGGATGCGAAGAACGCGTCCGACACAATTGAAATCATCGACACTCATATATTTGAGTTCGATGAGCCGAAGAACGGTGAATCTAAACACAAGGAGTAGGCTATGCAGCTTACCGATGTTGAATTGAAGAAGATGATTGATGATGGCGCGAAAGCCGCTGTCGACGCTGCACTCTCTCAGAAGGCGGAAGCGGACAAGGCAAAAGACGAGGAGCACAAGAGTGCCTTGCGCGCTGAATTTCAGGCTGTGTATGAAGAGAATCGCAAGCGGGAAGAGGCCACAGGTGTGAAGAGCGGGCTCGCTCCTCTTGAGAAGCTTGGCCGGCTCATTACCGTGGCTGCGGCAGGGAAGTGTGAGCCGGACAGAATGCTCGACGTGGCAAAGAAGATGTTCGACTCTGACAAGGAGCTTCATGGCTACATTCAGAAAGGTATGGAAGCGGGGCTGCCATCAACGGGCGGATTCCTCGTTCCGCAGCAACTGTCCAGCGAATTTATCGACCCACTGTATGCCGGAACGTTCCTTGACAAGATTGGCATTTCCAAGTATCCAATGCCTAATGGCTCTTTGAATCTTGGCCGCGGCGCAACATCCGGGACATTCTCCTGGGGTGCGGAAAATCCTGTCAATGACAAGACTGGTATGACCTTTGACGAAGTGAAGCTGTCCGCCAAGTCCGGCTCTGCGTATGTGCCTGTGTCGAACAGCTTGCTGCGCTATTCTCCTGCCCAGGTGCAAGCCATCATTGCTCGTGACCTGCAGGAAATTTATGCGATTGCCATCAACACTGCCGCTCTGTATGGTAAAGGCACTGCGTATCAGCCCAAAGGGTTGGTGAACGTTGCTGGTATACAGACACTAGGTAGTTCCAGCACGCCACTGTCCGCCAACACTCCTGTTGACCTACTGGCTCTGCTTGAGCAGGCGAACGTCGCTATGCTCAAACCATTTTGGGTCATGAGCCCAAAAATGAAGAGCTGGCTCAAGAATCTCAAAACCACAGCCGGCGCGTACATCTATCGTGACGAGATGAACAAGGACAAGACGCTTGAGTCTGTTCCGTTCATCGCGACCACATTGTCGAGCTACACCGACACCACGACCGATTATGCTGACTTGTGGCTGGCAGACTGGGCGTATTTTGCGTGGGGCGTTGGGCGAGATATGGAGCTGACCATGTCGAAAGAGGCTACCTATGTCTCTGGCGGAGTAACTTATTCTGCTTTCCAGCGTGATGAAACGGTTATCAAAATCGTCTCTGACCTGGACTTCGCAGTGAAACAGCCGTCGGCGTTTGTGCACGGCATATTCGCTGAGGCGTGATAATTCGGGTGGGATGACCCACCCATGACGCGCGCAATTGCGCAAAGGAAGGATTTATGAGCATTGTTAATACTTTGGGTCGGTTAACCGCGGCGAAGGCACTGCCCTCCACACTTTCTGATGGCACTCCGATAGTTGGTGCAATCATCGACCGGCTTGGCTATCAGTCTGCGTTGCTGATTTTCTCCAATGAGGCTGCCAGTGGCGCTCCAAGCGCAGCTGTGGCTTCTCTCATCATTGAAGATGGAGACGCTGCCAATCTGTCTGATGCTGCAATTTTCGCCACATTGGAATCTGCAAAGGACATCAAGATAGCGGGCTTGGCTCAGTACAGCATTGACCTGTCCAAGGCGAAGCGTTATATCCGCGTCACTGAAGACACCACATACACCGGCGGCACCACTCCTGCGAACCAGCTCGCTGCCGACGTTGTGCTGTTTGACAAAGATGTGGACACGGGTCCTGCAGTGGTCTACGGGCGGTGATGTATGGCGACCGTTGACGGACTGTGCACACTCTCCAGTGTGAAGCTGCTGCTGAACATTAGCGACACATCAAAAGATGCTCTTTTGGAAATGCTCATTACCAAAGCGAGCGCAGCAATCTGCGCTTATACCGAGCGCACGTTCAAGAGGGCAACATATACAGCTGAGCCACACACCGTTAACGGTTTGCCATATCTGTATCTCAGCCAGTGGCCGATACAATCTGTGTCTGTTGTCACACTTGGCTCTGAAACTCTCATTGTGAACGATGGCTATTTCATGAGCTCTGAAGATGCCGCAGTGGGTCGGCTGTACCGGCCGCAGCTCTGGAACGGCACCATGTTGGCGCGCGGCTTGATACCAGACCCGTATGAGGGTGACAGAGACATCTCTGTGACTTACGTTGCGGGTTATTACTTGCCTGATGACGTGACCGTTCCTCCTGACCCTCCGCATTATGTGCCCGGTGCTATTGACTCTTTGCCTGTTGACTTGCAGGCCATTGCTGAAGCAGCGGTGTGTGTCAGGTACGGGGCGATTGTGAAAGGTGCGGATGGTTTGGCGTCTATTAATGAAGGCGGCGTGTCTTACACCTTTGAACCAGGCAGCTCTTTGCTGACCGACTCTCTCAAGAAGGCTCTGGCTAAATACAAGAGGCTCGCGGCATGATTAAAAACACAGTGCTTGTTCTTTATACCCAGACCACGACATACGACAGCGAGAACAATCCTGTGAAAGTGTGGAAGTCTGTGCGGACTATTGCAGGGAATCTGCAGCCAAAATCGCTTACTACTGCCGAGCTTGCACAATATGGCATTTCGCTACAAGCAGCTAATACAGCCGTGTTTTTCTTCGACCATGACGATGATGTGGCAGTTGGAACGCGGTTAGGCAGCTACAATGTACGGGCGGTGAATGTGTGGCCTTCACACTCGGAAGCTATCTTGGAGCCATTGCCATGAGCAGCGGATTGAATGATGACTTGGCTGCGCAAGTTGCCGCATTGAAAGCTAAATTCCGAGCGCGGGCGAAGGAGCTTGGCACCGACATGCAGAAAGCTGTTAACACGTGCTGCCTCAAGGTGGAGCGTGACATCAAAGAAAGTATGTCTCCGAATGGTCCCAGTGCTCCAGGTGAGCCGCCTGCAGTGGACACTGGCAGGCTTCGTGCATCAATCACTCATCGTGTGGAAATGGAGACCGATGAAGTTGTCGGTTATGTTGGGACGAACGTTGACTATGCCGGCATTCTGAATGGCGAATTGAAAGGGCTTGAATTCGGTACGGAAAGAATGGCTCCACGACCGTTCCTTGTGCCTGCCATCGAGCGTAATAAGGATTGGATTGCTGCCAAGCTCAAAGCTGTAGTAACGAATCCTGCAAGTGTGGAGAGCGACTCATGACGATTAAATCATGGCTCGTTGGCAAGCTCACTGCAAGTGATNCGCTGATGACTGTGCTCGGCGGAACAAGTCATCTGTTGCCTCAACATCCGGGCACGATTGCGACGTTTCCTTGCCTCATCTACACAGAGATGAATAATGCGGATACAGGGTATTTTGACAACGTTGCCACTGCTGCCGACAGTGTAATTGTTTTTGACATTTACACTGTTGATGGGTCTACTTCCGCTATTGATGAGGCGCTTCACACTGTTATGGCGGGATTGATGTACAATCGAGAATTTGATGCGGATGTCTCGGACGCTGACTCGAACGTTCGTCACAAGACCAGTAGATATCGGCGCGTACTGCGCGCTGAAGATTTAGTATGAAGGAGTGAATTATGAGTGTATCAATGAGACCAGCGATTGGCGCTAAAGACCTTGTGTATGCTGTGCTGAATGAATCCTCTGATGCTGCGGGCGGCACCCCACTGTATGGGACAGTGAAGTCACTCGCAGGGCTGGGCAAAATCTCAATCAACCCGAACGGCAATGCCGCTGTGTTGTATGGCGACGACCAAGCGCTGCACGTTGCCGACAGCATTGGGAAAGGTGATGTGACTCTCGAGCTAGCCGACATTGACCCAGCAGCAGAGGCTGAAATCCTCGGACACACCTATGTTAATGGGGGCATTCTCAAACAGGCGACAGACCAGTCACCGTATGTCGCGATTGGATTCAAAACCACACGCACAGGGTCAAATGTGGCAACTTACGTTTGGCTCTACAAGTGCAAGTTTATCAAGCCGGACAACGCCGACGAGACCAAGAAGGAGTCTGTTTCTCTGCGCGGCGTATCGCTCAAGGGCGTATTCATGCCGCTCATTGCAACGGGGGCCTGGCAGTTGAAGGTGCGCACGGATGACCCGAATGTGAGTGCTAACCTTCTGAGCAATTTCTTCAATTCAGTTGTGCTTTCTGCTGGTATTGACCTTGGTGCATTGACGCTGACTTCCGGGGTGGGCAATGTTGCGACCAAGACCATCACGCTCACCTTTGCAAAGGCTGGCGGTGGAAGCACAAAGATTGCGAACCCGAATGCGAACAATATTATTGCAGTCCTGGACAGCAGCAAAACCATCCTGACACCGGTATCGTTTACTGCCGGTTCGCCGAGTGCAAGCCCTACGGTGGCGATAGTGTACACCTCACTGACTGCCGCGGCACATACCATTGTGGTTACAGCGGAACTGCAGGACGCAAACGGCGTGGCTTGTGTAGCAAAGAGCATTGCAGTAACACCGGCATGATAAATCTGGGGGCATTTGCCCCCAGCATTTCTTGAAATCCTTGGGAGGACAAGATGGCTAAAAAGCCTATTTTGACACTTGACGCCATGGTGCCTGACCATGAAATTGTTAGTGGCGTCTTTGGGAAAGAGTACGAACTGCTGGATTATGAAGATGTGGGCATTGTTCTGTATTCCAGAATGGTGAAAGAATACGGCGAAATCAATGAAATGGCGGCCAGGGCAAAAGACTTGTCAGACAAAGAGCTCACTGAATTTGATGCCCGTTTGACCACTATGGTGCAGAAAGTGCTGATGGGTATTTCGGCGGAAGATGCAGCGCGGCTGTCAATTGACAAAAAGCAAAAAGTGCTGGCGATTTTTTTCGGCCTCGCCACCAAGAAACTCAAAGCGGCGACGATGGAGCTGGAGAGCGAAACGAACCCGATTACGGAGAATTGATACCGAGGCTTCAAGAATTTTATGGTGGCAGGCCGATGGACTGGCTGGAGATGCCGCTGCGTTGGCTGAATGCTTATATTACAATGTTGCCAAGATTGCGCGCGGAGCAAAGCATGAGGGGGGTAACTGAGTTACAATTAGGAACAAGGCAGTTAACCGATGAAAGCGCGGAAGAGATTTGGGGTGCATGGCGAGAAGCCGCGAATCCAGATAAAGAGGATGAGGAAGCAAGCGATTTCTGGATATAACAGATATCAGGTGAAATTATGACAATAGAAGAGCTAGTTGTAAAAATAACCGGTGATTCAACCTCACTGCAAACTGCAATGGAACAGGGCGCTGACAGCATGGATGCGCTCGGTAATAGCAGTAAACTCTTGTCCGGATTGCTTGGTGCGGCTGGTGTCGCGGGGGCAATGAAAGTTGCCTATGATGCGGTTCAAAAGATGGTAGAAGCATTCCGTGATGATGAAGTTGCATTGCTGAAATACAACGCCGCCCTAAAAGCCTCAAATTCAATCAGTGCGGATGGCAAAGCCATTCTCGATAATTTCATTCCTGTTTTTGCCTCGATGTCTGGCATATCAATCGCCAATACCCAGTCTATGGTGGCAATGTTAGCCGCCACAGGGCGCACTGACTCGCAGATTCAGACCATGATGAGAACGGCACAGGGCATGGCCGCTGTCATGGGTGTCGATGTCAACACTGCGCTCATGCAATTGAATCAGACCTTGTCGGGTACGACTGGCCGACTGGGCATGCAGACGCCGGCGCTGAAAGACCTTACAGCCGAGCAGCTGAAGAACGGTGAAGGCATCAGGGTATTAAGCGAGAAATACGGTCAGTTTGCCGATACACTCACTAATTCAACCGATGTGTCAATCAAGAATTACAAGAATGCCTACGACGATATGATGTCTGCTATGGGCGCGTCTATCGCGGAAACATTGCAACCTTTGCGCGACGCCATCACAAAGATTATGAGGAGTATTGCTGATGACGCACCGCGGGCGAAGATTGTGCTCATTGAACTTGGAGCTGCTTTTGGCACAATACTTGCCGTTGTGGCTCCAACCGTGGCAGGCATTGCAGCGATTGCTGGTGTGGTACTTGGGCTGACAAACCAATATTTGAAGAACGCAGAGGCGCAAAAGAAAGCCTTTGCAGACAGTATCAGCGCAGTGACCCAGCAGTCTGATGCGCTAGAAACGCTTAGATTGAAATCACATCAAGTGACCCAAGATAGACTTGCCGCAGAAAAGAAAGCGAATGAAGACAGGGTTGCGGCGGAAAAGAAAGCTGCAGAGGATATAGTAGCGGCGCAGATTAAAGGTCGGAAAGATGCTGAAAAAGCTTATGATGACTCGCTTGCGCAGATAGAGACGAAAGTGAAACTCGGTGTTATGACCGAGCAGGAAGGCGCTGACGCGAAATATGCCGCGAATAAGAAACTCATCGACGACCTTATTGCACTCGGTTACACTGGTGCGGCAGAGTCGAATCAAATTGGAGACAAGACACTAAGGGCGGCTATTGCACGAAATGATGCGCTCTATGAAAACACTAAAGAAAATGTGGACAAGAGACTGCTAGCTGAATATGAGTTGTATCTGCAACAGAAGGATGTTGCCGCGTGGGAAGCCGCGTATCTGGCGAAAAAGAAAGCAAGTGAAGAAGCACTGGCTGAAGTCCGGAAAAGATATATAAACACCAGACTCGAAGAAACCGAAAAAGTTACCATTGCGGAAGAGGCGGCGGAGCAAAGAGTCACCGAGGCGGTTATCAAAGGGTCAACGGGCAGGGCCCAGCGGGAAGAGCAGGACGCGCAGAATAGAATAAAAAATCCACGAAATTGCAACGCAGGCAATGATAAATGAAACGGAGCGAACTGCAAAAGCCGCAGAAGAAGCGTACACAAAAGACATTGAGGAAACCTCCCAGAATTTATTGAAAGTCCAGAAAAATTACATTCAGGCCAGATTGACTGCGACCGAAGAAGTTACAGCAAAAGAAGATGAGTTAGAACGTGAATTACAGAGAAAAATTACCGAGGGGGCGTCCAGCGCGGCCCAGCATGCCGAGCAATTACATCAGCAAAAGATTGAAACCGCTAACCGTTATTGGCGAGCGATGTACAATCTGCAAGACAGCCAAGTTGCGGCCATGACAGCAGCAGAAAACGCAGCGCTGGAGGAAAGGAATGCCCAGCAAATTGCGTTTGTAAACAAGAGGCTGGCAAGAACCGAAGAAGTTACAATTAAAGAGGAAGCGCTGGAAAATGAGTTGCAGAGAAAAATTACAGAAGGCGCTTCTAGTGCAGCCCAGCACGCCGAACAGTTGAATCAAAGAAAAATTGAAATAGCGGCACGAACCGAGGAAGCGATTGCGAACATAATTCAGCGGCAGATTGAGGAAGAGGAAGCTGCTGAACAAGCGAAAGCCGTTATCAGTCAGGCGAGCGACAGAAAAAGTAAAGGCGACACTACATTCTCACAGTGCTTGAACGTACCGAGGCGTATGAGGATGCTCTTGAAAAAGAGCAAGAAGCGTCGGAAGCGCGGGTCAATAAAGAATTGCAGTCCCAGATTGCGCTTGAAAATGGCTTCAGGCGATATGTTGATGCCAGACTCGCGAAGACCGAGGAAGTTACCCAGCTGGAGGAACAGCGGGAATTAGACCTTGCGAAAACTAAACAGTCATATTGGGATTCTTATTCGGATTATATAGACCAGAAGAATAAAGAAATTGCAGAGGCGGAAGCTGTTGCAAATAAAAAGCGGGCAGAGGACTATAGAAATTTTATGGCCACTGTCCAGAATATAGTGCAAACCGTATCGCAATACTCTTTGGATGCACTGAAGGCATTCGCCGATTTTACTGCGGCGTCAGCTAAACAGCAGACCGATGCTGTTGATGCGGCGCTCAAAGCTCAGCTTGCGGCATATGAAGCCGAAAAGCAGGCCGCACTCGAAGCAGCCGGTTTGGCTGATAAAACCACACTTGAAATCTTGCAAGAAAAGGTCGATGCGGCAAAGGCTGCGGGTAATGCCGAAGCGCTTGCGGCGGCGGAAGCGGCACTGAAAAAGCAGCAAATATTAGATGAATACAATAAGAAAGCAACCGAGGCCACAAAGAAGGCTGAATATGATAAGGCGGTTATAAAATACAAAGCTGACTTAGCTCAGCATGCAGTGAACGTTGCGCAGGCCATTGCACAGGGTGCTTTGGCGGTTATTCAGGCATTCGCACAACTGGGTCCCATTGCTGGTGCGATTGCGGCTGCGGTTATTGCTGGGACGGTCGCCGCACAAATCGCCGTGATGAATGCGAACAAGCCGCAACCGCCTGCGGCGTTTGCACTTGGCGGCGTGTCGCGCGGCGGGCTTGCACTTGTTGGCGAGCAGGGTCCCGAACTGATATCAACGCCAGTCGGGGCGAGAATCTATAATACCACCGAGACGCAGAACATACTCAACAAGAATGGGAAATATGAATTCCATTTCCACTCGCCAGTTGCCCTGACTCCAGCGGAAATGAAGCGGCAGTTCCAACTGACAGCTAGGAAACTCGCGTTCCAGGGTGCGCTATGACGAACATGCCAGTGAGGATTTTTCGACACCGCGCTCACCTTGCAGGCCGAAGTCGATAATTACAAAAGACCTCTATTTCACTCGTGCTTGGTATGGGGTTGGGGACTTCAACATCACGATGGACATAGGGCTGTTGCACTCGGACGAACTCGTGCGCGGAAGAATTGTGATGATAGGCAACGACCCGTACAAATGCGGGATAATCACCGAAGTCCAGAAAACCATTGATGAGCGCGGAGAACGGGTGGTGAGTGCGTCAGGCTTTGAACTGCGGCGCTATTTTTTCGTGGCGGCGGGTTGTTCCTCCGACAGGCTATGCTCGTTGGGAACATACTGGCCCTGTTGAAACTATCTTGAAAAACCTTGTCTATGCGCAGGCGGGCGCAGGTGCTACTATCGCTCGAAGGATTCCGCTATTGACGATGGCGGCTGATTTGGGGCGCGGGGCGAGTTATCTTATCAGCGCACGCTATTCGGGACTCGATGAAGAAGTGGAGCAAGCGGCATGGGCGACCAATATTGGGCCGAGGATTTATCTCGACTTAGCAAATGAACTCATAGTGTTCGACATTGGCATCGGCGTTGACAGAACAGCCGGGCAGAGTATCAACGGCAGGGCAATATTTTCGACCGACTTTGACACGCTCAAAAACCGCCAACTATAACAGAGTCCGATATTGAATACCGGAACTACGCATTAGTCGGTGGGCAGGGCGTAGGCGCGGCGCGAACGATTGTGCCAGTATACTCTGGGGACTGAACCGGCTGGCTGGGCGCGCAGGGAAATGTGGGTGGATGCACGGGATATCTCCATAACCGCCGATTTAACAAAGCGGGGAAATTCGAAGCTCGCAGAAAATGCGTTCCAGGATTATCTAGAGGCGGAAATACTGCCTTACTCATCGATTGCCTATCAGACAGATTACGACATCGGTGACCTCTGCACAGTATCAGCATTAGGAGAGACAGTGGATGTACGGATATCCGAGGCGCAAGAATCATGGGACGAATCTGGGTACTCAATACGACTAACCTTTGGCAAACCATATCCAGAGGCGCAGAAGATAGCGGCGAAAAACGATGAGGACTTAGGTGCGGCCATGACCGCAACGGAGCTGTAAATGAGAAGTCTAGTTTATACGAATCCCAACGGCTCGACGATTACTCTTGGCGCTCCGCCGTATGTGATTACGAGCCTTGAAGGCATTGGCACACCGGACTGGGACGCACTCGAAGTAAAAGCACCATATCAGGACGGCGCAACTGATATCGGCGGAACCTTCCAGACGCGTGACATCACGATTGAAGGTGCGCTGGCTTCTGTGCCGCAGAACATGGCGGGCATTGCAACAGCACGGCGTTTAATGGTGCAGGCACTGAATCCAAAAGACGGCGCAGGCACGCTTGACTATACGAATGATTTAGGAACGTGGCGCATTTCTGCGAAGCCCATATCTTCACCGACGTTCTCCTCGAAGGACGCTACTGACCCGTATCAAAGATTCCAGATTGTCTTTCACGCCTCCGACCCGTGCTGGACGGATGTTTCTTACACGGTGAGAACGCTCACGGAAGCGGGTGCAGGCTTGGCAATTCCACAGGCGGGAATAGGAATACCGGTGGATGGGATTGTTGTTGAGCTTGTAGCCACCATCAATGGGAAATCGATTGTCATAAATAATGTCGGCGACGTTCCCTGTCCTGTGCTTATTCGGTTTTATGGCGAGGCTGTGAACCCCAAAGTGCTGAACGCAACGACGGATGAATATATCCGCATTGCGAAAACCATCGCGCTGGGCGATTATGTAGAGGTTAATACGGCGTTTGGCGCAAAGACTGTGGTGATATCGGAGTCTGGTGTCATATCAAACGGCTCGGCATATTTGGATTTACAGTCGACATTTTTCCAGCTTGCCGTAGGCAATAATCAACTGAGATTTAGCGATGATGGTGTGGCGGCTGGTTCAAGCGCGATAATCACCTATCGGAATAGGTACATAGGAGTGTAATATGGCGGAAATAAGTAGATTTTTTGCGGATGTCGGTGGGGACAGATTGACCACCGCGGCACAATTTAATCGGATTATCGACCAGCTCTTGCAAGAGCAGAGTGGCGTTATCAGAGGATTGGGGAATGCCCTCGCAGTGACGAACTCCGGTACGCTTGCGGTTGATATCAACACTGGTTCATGTATCAAAAGCGGGCGAATTTACGAGAACACCGCAAGCGTGAACAAAACATTGGATGCCGTGACATCGGGAAGCAAGCGCTATGACCGTATTGTGGTGCGTGTGGATGAAACAGCGCGCACAATGCTTATTACAGTAATAAAGGGCGTGGAGGGCGCGAATCCGTCTCCTCCGGCAATCGACGGAACAACCGATGTACTTTTGGCAAAAATTCTCATTGACCGCTCCTCTGGCTCCTATGTCTACACCTTGACTGATGAGAGGGTGTATTGTGATGGCCTCGTGTCAAAGGCAATCATCGCAAAATTAAATGCTGGCACATACTCCGAGGATGACATCGCCGACGGCATAAACTATAAGCGCATCGCAGCGGCCGAAGCAACACAGATGCGCGCTTCAGCCTCAAGCCCGTGGAGCACACCTCCCACACTCTACTTTAAGGATTCTCTCCGCGCACAAATCGAATTTGCCTCTGGCGGTCAACAGACCGTGCTCTACGATGATGTTGGCATTCCGTCTGTGATGCAGTGGATTCCAGCTTTCAACTTGCAAGACATTCATGCAGACCTTGGCACTGGGCTGCATCCGGCGTTTGTTGTAAACGGTACTGCAAAGGCAGGCATATGGATTGGCGTCTACCAAGCGAAAGTTTCCGGCGGACGGGCATACTCATGGCCAGGGCAAGACCCTACTGCGAGCGTGAATTTTGACACGGCGAAAGGATACTGCACGGCAAAGGGTGCTGGCTGGCACATGATGACTGCATGGGAGTGGGCTGCGGTTGCGCTGTGGTGCTTGAAGAATGGTTTCCAACCGAGGGGCAACACGAACTATGGGCGGAGCCACGCAAACACTTTCGAGACTGGCACGCGCTCAGATGGTTATCCGCCAGGTTCAACGAGTGGCACTGCGCGCACAAAAAACAGGGGCTGGTCCTGCGTCATGGCGGCACAACAATGCTTTCTTTGGCATTGCTGACCTTGTTGGTAATATTGTGGAATGGCTCGATGGGTACAAAATAGTCGATGGGCGGATGTATTTTCCCGATGATAATAATTTTAACCTCGCAGAGGCTTCATGGCCTGCGCAAAACGCATACTGGGATGGTACGGTTTCTGGTGCTGCGGGAGCTCCAAAACTTTCGGACACAATCCCTGTCAATCAAACCACCGATTCGTATTATAACTCAATTACGGGAGAAGCGGGCTGGAGAAGCCTTACTTACAGCGAAAACTATTTTACTAGTATGCCGCTTGCATTGCGGCAGAAACTAGCGGCAATGCTTATCGCGCCTGCGGTAACAAACTCGACACCGCTGTTTACAGCATCCGGTGCGGTTTACAACCGTAACAATGGCGAGCGCTTCCCGCTTCGTGGCGGCAGCTGGTACAATGGCGCGTACGCTGGTCTCGCGTTCTTTGGTCTGGGTAATCAGCGCTCGGCCTCGTTCAGCGACTTCGGGTTCCGTCTGGCCTATAGTAGCTAAGGGAGGTTTACCATGAAAGAAACATTTACCACACGTGCTGAAGCGGTTGTACGCCGAAATGCATTGCTTGATGCGACCCTATTCACGCAGGTGCCAACATTTCTTACACGATACTCACATGATGCATGGCTTGTGGCGAGCCGATATCGGCAAGACCTCTATGCGGCTGTGGACGCGGTAACCGAGTGGCCAGCTGAAATCGATTGGCCGGAGCTGCCACACCTTGAGACGTGTGCCGAGCGGGATGCCAAACTACCTCCACTAGTAGAACCGGAGGCATAGCATGAGCACCGTCATCCAGACCGCGCTCTCGGTCATTACCACGGCGCTGCTAGCGGGACTCTGGGCGTATATTGTTAAAAATTAGGTCGACTCGAAANNAAGCGGGATAAGTTGCTCGCCGAAGTACAGGCATCTATTGCCGAGCTTGGCCGTAAGCTCGATGAGGTCAAGGAAGATAATAGATGCCAGTATGAGGCACTTCTTGCATCATTCGAGGCGCAGGAAATTCAGCTCCATGCGCTCAAGGGCAAGAAGATGAATGGGAATGTTGATGAGGCGCTCGATAAAATAGACGCAGCAAAAAGAGAGCTCCAGCGGCGCATTGTCGCGCAGGCATGCAAATGAGTCGGAAGTTAGACGACCTTGACCCATCCTGCCGAGAGGCCGCACGACAGGCAATCGCCGCGATGCAAGCAGATGATGAGCTGCGGCGGTCTGGTGTCGCAGGTATCCTTATCATCGAGACACGGCGTGAGCTCCCTGTCCAAATGGCCTATTTTAGCCGCGGACGCATGGCTCCAGAGCATGTCCGCCTTATGTATGACGCAGCAGGCGTTAAGCAACAGCTCTCCGATAAAGAGACGCAGACAGCGATTACATGGACGCTCAAAAGTAAGCACCTTGACGGCCTTGCGATGGACTTGGTGCCGCTCAATGACAAGGGGGCAGGCATGGGTGGAGCGCGCCAATGCACGTCTGGATGCGGATGGCAACCATCGCGGAGGGCTTTGGCTGGGAGTCGGGTGTGCGCTGGAAAGACTTTCCAGACTATCCACACCTGCAATGGAGGGGCGCATGAGCGCAGGATACACGCAAGAGCAGGACGGCTCACGCTCGATGCGGCGCTTACTGGCGCTGTACTATGCTCTCTTATCAGGCGCGCTCTTGCTTATCGGTGCACTATACGGCACAGCGGCGGGCATTTACGGCGGGCTAGGCTGCGCGCTGGTGGTGCTGGTGTTACTTGGTTTAACGACGATTAGCGATATCAAGGGGCTCAACTATTCAGGATTGCTTAACGGTTCGAACTATCCGTCAATTCCGGATGGTTCGAGCGGCGTAAATTCTGTCAGCGGACTACCAAAATTACGCCAAAATTTGGATATCGCATCTACCAATTTTGGTGAAAATAGCAAGGAAGAATCGGCGTATAAAGCAGGAGATTAAAGGAGGGCTAGATGAATGACAAAATCAGCAAGGACATTGCTATCGTTATTGTTTGCTTGTTGCTTATTGTCGCCGCTTACAGCGCAGTCTCAACCAGCCGCGAGCTGGGAGACATTCGACGAGCTAATAGCGAGCTTGCGGAGCGAAATCGACAGCTTGAGCTTGCAAATAGCGAGTATCAGCAACGACTTGACTCAATCGCAGGCCGAGTTGCAAGCGCTCAAGACACAGCTAGCCGAGCGGGAGACAGCATCTCGCGCATTAGAGCAATCGTTGACGCAATCGACGCAATCTCTCAAGACTTGCGAAAGCCGCTTGCAGTCAGCCAACCGTAAGCTGGCAATCTCAATCCTTGACAAACGTGGTACTTACTTGGGGGATTATCTATTTCATCATTCATTGATGTTACAATCCAGCCATAATCATTTCTGCTGTGAGCTTTTTCGTCTGTAACGCATGGGCAATGCGCTCGTCAATCGTGTCTCGTCCTACGATGTCGATGTACACAACGTGGTGGGTGGTGCCGATGCGATGACATCTGTCCTCAGACTGAAGCCGTTCAGACAGCGAAAATGATGAGCTATAATACACCGCAGTTTCGGCGGCAGTAAGTGTCAAGCCCAGTCCAGCCGCGGCGGGATTGCCCAGGAAAATACGTGCCTTGCCTGATTGGAAGTCATTGATAGCTGTTGTTCGGTCGGCAACGTTCGTTGCACCATAATATTCTCGCACTGTTTCACCAACGTCTCGCAATGCTTTAGCAATCTGCTTTATTTCCTCCTGGAAGGATGCCCAAACAATCATGGAACCGGGATACTCCTCAACAATTGATAACAATGCCTCGATGCGCGGCTTGGAATATGCCAGCGTGGTGGGTGCTCCGTCCACCAATATAAATCCTGATGTAATCTGGCGCAGCTTGGTGATGACAGTGAGTGCGGTGAATGTATCAATCGACCCGTCGTCACGCATCCAGTTGCGTTCACTTTTAACTTGGTCATACATTGCACGTTGCTGCGGCTCAAGGTCGAAATAATATGTCTGATATATTTTTTCGGGCAAATCAAGACATTCATCTTTCGTGACCCGGAATGTGTGAGGAGCCATCAAGCCGCTGAGCTTGGCTAAATTGCGGAAGCGCAAGGTGCCATCTTTGTTTTTAGCAACAATCTGAGGAACACCACGAGCACCCGTGCGCTGCACTATGTTCTGTACCAAAGCGGAGCTGGCTGGCAGCAGCTCGGCATATTCTGAAACGAATGCTCTATAGCTGCGCGTGCCAAGCAGACCACTAGCCAAAAACTCATACTGACTGAACAAATCGAGCGGCGAATTAGCCACCAATGTGCCGCTGGCAATGCGGCGTATGGCAACTTGCTTACCGAGGGCAATGACTCGTTGGGTGCGCTTAGCGTCTATGTTCTTGATGGTGTGGCTTTCGTCCACCACCATGATTACTCTGCCGGGAGCGAATGTTGCAATGAACTTTTCAGCATGAGCCAAGCCGGCTTTGGTATTGACTGCGTCTATGTTCATCGCGTGTATCACCAACTTGCGCGGCGGCTCCAATGCAGTGGCGAGTTGCCGTTGCAATAAAGCTTGATGTTTTTTCGATGGAGTGCTCAGCCAGAATGTGGCAGTATAAGGCACTTCCAGATGTGCAGGAATCTCTCTGACCACCCAGTTTACATGGACGCCATTCGGAGCTATCACCAGTAGTGCATCAACTTCGTTGCGCTTCCAGCGGGCTTCCGCGTCCGCCAGCAGCATCCACGTTTTACCCGTTCCCTGCTCTGCTCCAACGGCGAAGGCGTCTGCAGCTGCCAATCGGCGACAACCAGCAACTTGATGGCTCATGGGCTTTGTTTTCATTGCAAAATCCTTACAATCTCATCCCATTCAGTGGTGGTGGCTTGGTTCAGCTTGGCTGCGCGCAATGCGCTCAATGAGCAAGCGTTCACAGTACCGGCCAAACGACCTGGCAATAGCAACAGCTCCTTCTGAGTAGTTCTAATCAAGATGTATGTTTGCGGCGCTGTTAACATTGATGCATTCTTGAGATGCCAATTAATCTGCGATACACGCAAACCATCTTGCGCACCTAGCAACGGGGTGCTGTCTCGCGCGGGGATGCGCGGCGGCGCTTTCAACTCCAGCCACGCACCCGTTGCACCAATGTACACATCCGGCATGCCTTCACCAACCACATTCTCCACCCGTTGCAACCACAATGAGTCGGGAGCATTGCGCTTCAATGCGTCCCACAATAGCTGCTCTTTCTTTCTCATACAAACATCTCCTTGTTCGTCAGGCATTTTATTTTTATTACAGTCATCATCGAGAATTGCGCCAGCCATTTGCCGCGCACGAGGAACCAATCCTTCTTTGGCACGGCTTTGTCTGCCATGCGCACACCAATGGAAAACNATTGCCATGGCTTGATGCGTAGTACCACAGGCTTGCTGACGGAGTCATCCACCACGAATGCATCAAGGAATAATGTATTGCCAGATTTTAGGTAGCCGCGCTTGTGGGCTCTGACTGCTTCGTTCTCATCACGGCGCTCTTGGCGCACGAGCTGGCACACCACTACAGCCTCTTCAAAATCCACTAAGTCGGCGAATTCTTTGACACACCCGTTAATATTGAATCGTTCCGGGTGCGCATACACATCACCCCACAGTGTGTGCGCGGGCGTGAGGTCAGCAAATTTAACTTTACACTTGGCTACGGCTGCCTTATCTTGCTCGGACAACGGCTTGGAAGCCACATACCGTGCGGCTTTCATGGGACCGACACCTACCAGATTTTTGAATCCGCCAATGAGCTGACCATTGACCACTCGCCAATCAATGTCTGACCGTTCTGGGTCNAACGGAATGTAGCGCACACCTTCCGCGCGCAGCTCTCGCAGCANCTCCNTGGTTTGGTCGTCATCTTTCGCATTNCGNAGACAAGCCGCGGCNTANTCCAAGGTGTGGTAACACTTCAAATAGGCACACCAATAGCTAATCACAGCNTACGACACNGTGTGGCTTTTATTCATGCCCCACGCACCAAAGTTTACGATATTATTCCAGATGGCAGTGGCAGTTTCTGTGTCAATGCCGTGCTTGGCGGCACCTGCGGCAAATTTCTCTCCGTGACGGTCGAAGAACTCCTTGCCTTTGCGACCGGACATCGCCTTGCGAATGACGGATGTGTCCTCCCAGGAAAAATCACCCAGCTCTTTAACAATGCGCATGACTTGTTCCTGGTACAATACCACACCTTGCGTGTCTGCGAGATAATGTGCCATGGAGGGATGCTTGTACACAACAGGTTCTCGGCCGGCGTTACGATTGATGTACGTGCCTGCTGCACCACCACCCAAGGGACCGGGACGAGCCAATGCTGTGATGTGGTCAATCTGCTGAAATTCTTTGATGGGAATCTGTATAGACACTCGGCGCTGCGCTGCACCTTCGAACTGGAATATGCCAGAGAATTTTCTGTCATTGAATATTTTGAATACGTTTGGGTCGTCCAGCCGCAAATTGTAAAGCTCTTGAGCGGTGATGCACGCAGCGTCCTCAATAACGCCAAGCGTTCTCAAGCCCAAAATATCCATCTTCAAAAGATTAAGCTCCTCGGCGTCCTTTTTGTCTATTTGAGCCACACCATCTCGTACCGTGCAATAATCTATTACAGGCGTGTTCGACACTATAAATCCTGCCGCATGCACTCCGGCATGCGACGCATGGTTCTCCAGCTCGGTCATGACAGCTGCTTCGGGGTATCTAATCAAGAAGTCTCTACCAGACTGGGTGTTCGTTAATGTGTCCTCCAATCCTTTGCCATAGCGGCTATCGCCAGAGCTGTATTCAATCAGCACATTGGTCACGGAGAACGTTGCTCCGAGGGGGATGCCCAGCCGCTTGCCAACGTGCGCGAGCACGGAGCGGGGCTTGAGCCGATTCACTGACCCAATACGGGCTGTGTTCTCTTTACCATATTTTTCTTCAAGATAATGAAACACCATATCGCGTTTTTGGTCATTGAAATCGCTGTCGATGTCTGGCAGGTCTGCTCGGTTCACATCAATGAACCGTTCGAACACCAAGTTGTATACTATCGGGTCGACTTCAGTGATGTGCAACAAGTAACACACCAGTGAGCCGGCGGAGCTGCCTCTGCCAGGGCCCACAAGCATGTGCTGCTTTGCCCAAGCTATCATATCGGCAACCATCAAAAAATAACTATCGAATTTCTTCGCATAAATCAATTCCAACTCACGTTTGAGCCGCGCTTCATATTCATCGGTCCATGCTTTAATCTGCCCAGAGGCCAACCGTTCGGCTTTTCCAGCCGTGACCAATGCGCGCAAATCTCCTGGCACGCTAATCAAAGGTGCCCGGTGCAACCTGCACCCGGAAGCTGCGGCAGCCGCTGCTATGGTATTGCTCACGGCACGATTGAACGTTGCTGTGGGAACGTACCACAGAGCCTCTCGCAGCTCGGATTTGGTGAGAATGTGCTGGGGCGTCATTTTTAACGAATCGTCCCAGGCCAGGAACCGCTCTCTGTCTGCCAGTGTAGGATAATCTGCGTCACTCGTGATTACTACCGGCTTATTAATCTTTTTAGCCAGTGCCAATGCATGCTCCGTGCGCAGCCTGGAGCGGGGGTTGATGTCAATGTAATCTATCGCTGCAGGGTCGGTTAATGCTGCACCGGCGAAGATTATGAGGCCACTCTTGCGTGCGGCGATGTCTGCCTGGCTTTGGGGTGGATTGCTAGAGTAATGATAAAATGCGGGCAGCGATTGTGCCAATCGCCCAGTAGGTTCGCCTCCTGCCATCATCGCACATGATTNAAAACTCGGCGCCAAACAAAGGCTCTATGCCGTGCTCCAAAGCAACTTTCTGCCAGTGAACATGTCCCCAAGTGCCAGACGTGTCCACCAAGCCTGCAGCAGTGGCTCCAGCTGCTTTTGCTGCAGCAACTACTTGCTCTATGCTACCATAAGCAGTCCGGAAGCTATACTCAGAACGCAAACGCAACTGGGGAAACGCTGAATCATTTTTCTTGCTCATTGTAGCAGTCCTGCCGCGATGCATACGGCTTTCAGCGCGCGCACATCGTCTAATGCCCTGTGTGATTGCGCCAACGGGTGGCCTGTGTAGAAACTACACAATTCGGTGAGCTTTGGGCGATAACCCCATTCTTCCGCGTGTTCCTGAACGGTGCACATATTGAGCTTTGGCCAAGGCCAATCCTCCAACAAGTGTGCGCGGCGCAGCTCTAGCTCCATCATGGTGTGGTCGAACGGCAAATTGTGTGCCACGAGCACGTCCGCGGCGGCAAACAACGGCTTCAACATCTGAGCCACCACCGAGAATGGTGGCTGATTGACCACATCAGCGTCCGTGATGCCGGTGATGCTTGTGATGTGCTCGGGGATTGGCTTGCCAGGGTTGATGAGTACATCAAGCTCCTTGAGCTCATTGCCTCGTTCGTCCACCAACAAGCCACCCCACTCAATAATTTGAGGCTGGAGCTCATCCTTAGCAGCCGGATGCAGAATGAGCCCAGTTGTCTCGGTGTCAAAAATCAGATACGTCATGGCGAACTATGAACTTCACGTCGACGCCAAGAATGTCATACGTGTCGAAAATCACATAGTGATATTTGCGTTTGCCTGCGATAGCCGGATTGGTGTGCGCTCTGGTGTAGACTTCCTGGGCAACGGGGATGCCTCGGCCTGCAAAGAAGCTATACCATTCAGCCAACTCTTGCTCCGTGCAATGCATGCCGATGTGACTAACCCTGGGGCGCATACCGTGCATCCAGTGTGCTCCACGGGTGTAGTGAAGCACTTCCAATTCGCCAGCCGCGTTCATGCCGCTGTAGTTGAACGACAAATCCGCTTCATTGTCCACACTGCGCAACTTGCGCACAGAACCTTTGGCACTAACATGGTCAGTCACCCAGTCATTCACACCCATGGCAGTGAGCAATTCTTTCGCAGCTTCAGGGTCACGTGGATAAAGAGCAACTTGTTCAATCTTGAATGTTGCCATAATCAAGCTCCATAGGGGATATCACACCCAGCAAGATATTTGTGATGGCGTTTGTCCTGTAGCAAAAAGCCGACAAACTCCGCAATGCAATCGACTGGCGTTTCTTCGCCGGTGAGCAATGAGCTCAGCTGATAGTTTCGCGCTTGTTCGGCAGTCCAGCCGCGTGTCTGCATCACTTGCGAATCAATACTGCGGCTCATGCCTGTGCCTGCAATTTTATTCGGAGAAATGGAGAATACTGTGATGTCAGGCGCCAGCTCTCTAGCTAGCTGCTTGGTAAGTATGAGTGCCGCACCTTTGCTGGCATTGTATGCCGCAGAGCACCGCATTGGCATGTGTGCCGCGTTGCTCACGATGTTGAGCACCGTGCCCTTTGCTGCTTTCAGCGCGGGGAGCAGCGCTTGGGTCATCAGAAAGATGCCTTTGGCATTCGTGTCCATCACTTCGTCCCAGTCACGTTCTGTGACGTCCTGAAGCCACCCAATGCGATTGACACCGGCGCAATTCACCAGCACATCAACTTCACTGGGCAGGGATTCCGGGTGTGGGTTGCGCACATCACGTCCCATGCGCAAGTCGTATCGTACGACGACATAACCTTTGCTCTCTAGGGCAACTGCTATGGCAGCTCCCAAACCGCTTTCACTGCCAGTCACAACGGCAATTTTTCCACTACTCATTAGACTTCGCTCCTCGGATTCGTGTCTCGCACGGCGTCAGACACAAACGCACCGTGCACATCGCATAGCATAGCGTTCTGAGTGCCTGTGGGGTGCCATCCATCCGTCCACACATGGCCTGGTTCGCCGCACGGGCGCAAGCACTTCTTTTCTGCATCCCACACTTGATACTGACAAGGTCCCACCGGACTGTTTTCAACCTTGTAATACCATTCTTCCTCTTTTTGCAAGCTCATAGCCGCTCCTCCTTGGCGATAATTGCTTCAATCATAGCGGCATACACCGCCATATCATGGATAGAGTCTTTATGACGCAATCCGCTGACAGCGAACCGAGTCATTTTCACTATAATCAACTCAAACAGATGCCATGCGGTGGTGGTCACCAGTGCTGAAGGCACGCCATCAGGCCACAGCACTTTAATGACAGGAGCAACGTTCATGTAGTTGCTGCCATACATCGCATTGCGTGCTTGGAACGTGCTCGCCATGCCTTGCAATATAGCCGGCACATCCATAGCAGCGTCACGAACGGCTTGCGCTTTAGCGAGCAAGCCGCTAGGAGCTTCGGGTGAGCCATACGGCAATGTTCTAAGTTTCTTTCTGTCATCTGGTATAGGATAAGCGTCTAGCACATCCTGCCTGTCGTCATATGCTGCTATAACCCTAGTCCAGCCGTCAGCGCCATACGAGTGCTGACCCAGCCACTGAGCAACGAGCCACTGCTTCAGCGCGGGCGAATGAAATGTGCACTCGGGTGGCCTCATCAGCACGGTGAATTCGACACCGGGCAACTCGTCACGAACCCATTGCTGAGTAGTTCCTCTGAACTTTTCAGGACGAGCGGTGACGAGGAGCAGATAATTCTCCTGCGTTGTTATTCCTGTAGAGGAACCGCGCAGGTCTCGCATTAACTCATCCACCACACCGGGCACAGGCTTGTCTGCCAGGTGCCGCTCATGGTAGTTGTCATAAGCGTCACCGGTTGCGCCAGCAGCAGGCAACCAGTGTCGGCGCCATCGGTCGTCAGACAAGCAACCGTCCAAGTCACACACCACCACAGTTCTATACATATCATTGGCCTCCTTTTAGGCTTTACGCAACATGTCAAGCGCTTTAGCAATTCTCCAGCCGGCTCCTGTACCTGGAACCACACCCAGCTCTTTGGCTATCGCTTCCAAATCTTTGATGGTCTTCATCTTTCGGACTCTTGAGGAATAGCGCAACCCATGGCCACACCGCTTTGGCACAGTCCACAGCTTGTGTTATTATTTGAGCATATTCCTGCTGAGTACGCAGCGACGACCTGGAACGTACCAATTCAACGAACGCACGCAGATTGTATTTGGCTACCAAATTGCACTGGGTATTCATAGGCAACAAGCCGCGAGCGTCTTGAGCGTCTGCTCCTTGTTCTAGTTAATGTTTGGTAACCTTTCAGCGCTGTGTCAGAATAATGCTGAAATGTCTCGCGCAACTTGTAGCTTTGCACAGAGACAGGTGCTTCGCCATGAAGCGCGGGGCGTGGAAAACGGGTTGGTCACGACGGCATCACTCAATATCGACTATTCGCTGAGATTGCATGGAATAACTGGCATTACCTCGTGCGGGTAATCTGTTGAGCGCACGCTCTCGTAACACCAGAAAACAGAAAGGTCAAGTCCACAAATTCCCAGCTGCTGGGAATAGTTTTAGCCATCTGCTCCAATTCTTTGAGCTTTGTTTCTTCGGGCAAACGTTCAATCTGCTCCAATCCTTCGGGCGCCATAGTCAGTCTGGTGCTCTTGGTGAAAATCAAAATGTCAGCGGCATGCCACGCAGGATTGGGCGTGCCTTTGCCAGTGAAATCAATCAGACACGTCGTAGGCATTGGAGTCCTCCTTGGTAGCCGGTGCAAAAGCAGCAATCTGGCGTTCGTAGAACGACGCTGAAGCCAACCGTTTTATCACCGCAGCGTCATGAATGACGTCGTCCAGCAGAATGTTACGCCATGTGGCGAACCTTCCCAGCGAATATATGCCGCAACGCTGAGTGAGCTGCGCCACCAGCGTCTTACGCAAATTCTCATCAATCGGTAGCAACTTGCCAAACGTTTGCGTGTGAAAATTAGCTAGCGACTGACTGACGGCGTCAAAGAGGGGCTCATAGCCGAATGCCTCAGCAACGTCTCTACATGCAAGGTCAAGGTCTCCAACGTCTGCAGACTCATCACCAGTCCACTCGCACGTGAGCTGGGTTCCAGCCAATGTGGCTCTATACAAGCCATATGCGTCCGAGGGGAAATATACCGTTTGATACACGCCGCTGTTTGGCACTTCGGCGCTGGTGGTGATAATCTTGGCCGAGTGAAACTCATGCTCAAAACCGAGCATGCCTTTCGCCATGACGGGCAATGGAATGGTGCTGATGATGAACTCGTCACGGGTATTATGCTTCGCCATATCCAAGAAAGACACCGGCGAATTCCAATGCACACGATTGCCCAGTGCATCACATAGCCGCGTGTGGAAGTCATGTGGTGGTACCCAGCGCACACACGGTGCGATGTCCCATACAGAACGGTCAGCGAGGCGGCCAATGACTTTCATGGAGTACATATTACAGGCGTCAATAGTGGGGCTGACCCAGCCACCGTTCCACCAAATGCCTTTGTGCACGGTCACCTTCTGGAACGGAATGCCCGTGATGTCAGAGATGGCCGGAGTCCGGAACCGAAGTAATGCTTGATGCTCTACATGCTCTCGGCTGCGCGACTCCCACAGCTCATGGGTCGGGAAAGCATACGCGGCAATCATGCCTGCCAAGCCGGCTCCTATAATCACGGTGTGCCTCCTTCAATACGCACCCAGCCAGAACGCTGGAGCGCGAACACACGGCTGCGTACGGAGAATCCGAACCGAGCGTCCAATTCTCCGAGTGTCATGCTGCCGCCGTTGTCCACCAATGCGTTGATTATCGCACGGCGGTCACTGCCAGACTGCAGCTTGGTTTGACCTGTTGCACACAGATACACCTTAGACTTGGCAGTGTAGATGGGTGGTCTGCCTAATGCTTGTCTCATAATTCCTCCTTATGACGTGTGTCATAATCATCAATCCACTCGTTGTCCTCTGCTTCACATAGCAGCTGAGTGATAGCGTCAATTGTAGGGCCATCATAGTCTGCCCCATGCTCCACCAGTGATTCTCGGTATTCATCGAGATACACAGCAGCGTCATTCGCCCAGTCCATCAGCCGGCGCAGCTCATTGCACATCACGATTCGCCTCCTCCGAGTTATTCTTATCGCTAGCTTTGATTTCTGGCTTTGCGACGATTATTTTTGTCGCCCATTGCCAATCCATGCGCTCCAATACATCCTCGAGCTTCTCAGAGCCATCGGCAACAAATATCTTGCACTTTTGCACAAACTCATAAGCATTGATTTGATACAGCGACTCGACATAAAAAGTTACTTGCATGTTTCCACGTCCTTCTGGCATGCTTCCTCAAAGCACTCTTGAGCAAACGTTCGCCACTCGGCACGGGTCATGGCGGCACCGCGCTTGCGCTCAACCAGTTGCTCATAGCGCTCAAACTGGGCAGCAGTCATCATCGACACAAAGCCGCGAACGAGCGAGTCACGTTCATCGAGCGCGGGCAGTGGTTCACTGAAACACACTTTCAGCCGGTGCAACAACTCAGAAAGTTTCATTTTAAGTGCTCCTTCATCGTGAACATGGCATCACGATGGCAAAACTGTCATCACGATGGCAAAACTGTCATCGGTATAATTGAACACAATGGCATGTACCCAGTCTGTGTGAGTGATAGATTCAACGGGCAGAACGGTGAGGGCATGGTTGAAGAATTCTTCATTGATGTACAGGACATTGTGGTCTTCATCAACGGCGTCATTTTTGAAGCCGTTCCATGTCATGGTGCCCAATACCATGTCGTCGTATTCATTCTTCACTTCGACCACAGACTGCTCTTTCGGGCGAATGGAAATTTTTGCATAGTCTCGCACTTCCTTCCCCAGCTTTCTGTAAACGGCATGAATGGCGTGCCACTCAGCGACACTCGGAGCTGCAAGCTTCCGAACGGGTTGCTTGTCATCAGCCCACAGATTCAGCAGCTTGGTATGGCCGGCGGGGACCACGAGGCGCCAATTCGGAAAGTGGCCATCAATCGCTTTCACCACATACAGGAATGTGCTGTCACGCCAGTCGAATCTGAATGCCGCATACTCGCCATGCATCATAAATCTGATGTTCACACCTTTCTTCAGCATGACATCAATCAGCCTGGTGTGGGGAAGTGTCACAGCGGGGAACCCATCGAATCCAAGAGCTGCGTACATCTGGCGACCGTCCGTGGCAACAGCGTATGGACTGTCAAAATGCACACCTTCTATGTATGGTCTGGTGTCGTCAGTGCTGGCGAACGTGTATGCAATGAGCATTTTTTCGGCCTGGCTTTTGGTGATAGGCACAGCCGCAAGGAAATCCAAGCTCATCAAGAAGTAAGTATCTGAGAATTCCATAGTGCTCATTGCAGATTTTTTCGCGAGCTGGCTGTAAGCTCTGCTCGTTGCCAGCTCGTATACACCATCGTCAATCGCCTCTAGGGAAGAGGACACCAGCATGAGGAACTGCTTGCCGTCCATTGCCGCAAGAGTATTATTGCTCTTGCAGACATAGTTGTACAGGGTTCCAATGCCTCGCACCGAGCCAACATGGCCGGCCAATTCCAAAAATGCTGCCACTCCGTTCTCGTTCTCATTCATCCTGGTCTCCTTTGTTCTATTCCATCGTTGGTCATCGACAGCGTCGAGCTGCGCTTCCTCGCGCTGCGCTCGAGCTGCCTGGGACTCTTGCTCCACCGGCGGGTCTGGCCAGTCATTAGGGTTCCACATATCAGTAATTAATGGGGATAATTTCCCATGTATGCCCAAATGCTTCCATTTTGCCCTGCTCCTTGAGCTTGCCGCGGAACTGAATGTGCTTGCCCATGGGCAAGCCCAGCTCCAGAAAAGCTGCCCGAACAGACGGGTAATCTTGCCCGTCCACGCACACTGCAGAACGTTCGCACCGCGCACTGCGCACGTCAGGGTTCTGCCATGCCTTGCTCTGTGCTGGGCTCACCAGCACTTTCGGCGGCATTGATGGCGCATTCAACATATCTGCAATCGCCTGGGGCGCTGCAGATGGGGCGGAGATGGACTGCATGAGCGCAGCCACTCGCTTGATTGCCGAGGCTCTGCTAGAGAATCTTTTTACAGGAGTGCTGGCATGAGCATTGTAGTACGCAATCAAGTCCTTAGTGTCGGCATTCATCACGTCAGTCAAGGTCATAATCTTTTCAACTTTCTCTTTCATAATGGTCTCCTTTGTCTAGGTTCTTCACCTGAAGTTCTAATCTTTAGTATGCTCTATTTCCGGACAAAAAGCAACGCATTCTGTCCGGAAATGTCTCATTCTGAAAGGCTCGCTAAATACGTAAAGGCTTTGACAGCTTCGTATGCATCAGTGAACCGGCTCACCACAGTGGGCTGGCACTCTGCAGTGAGCATGTATCTATTCTCGACCAAATACTCGGTACCTGCTCTGCTGCTCACCTTCACCAGAATCATGTCGCCGTGTGCCACAATCACTTCTACGTTCTGCTTCATAATGGTCTCCTTTCTTCGTTCTATCTATTCTCTATTATCGTTCTTTTCTGTTTAAAAGGCAAGTACTTTTGAACAGAAATATGCATATTTTTGCACTTTTTCTGCATTATTTTTGACTGGCGGGCAGGCTCACCGCCTGCCCGAACTATTAGCTCATCAACCATTCTTCCGCTCCGAGCGAATAATCATAGCGTTCACAGCCACCCAGAAATCAAGTCCTTCGTCCGTTTCAGACCACACAAACAGCTCATCCAAATTTGCATCCTGTGCGCGGGGTCTAAAATGAGCTTCTTCATTCCAAATGATTCGCTCGAGGCCATCAATAGCTTTGCGCTGCGCTACCTGACCGGAAACGCCAAATTTCTCGCCCAGCCGGTTCCACTCATCATGAGATAAGCTCAGCAATTGTTTTTCTGCCTTGTACATTTCAGTCTCCTTTCACGGCAACACAATGATGGTGGGGTACTTCGCACCGCGCTCGCGAAGCAACTTCACCACAGCTTTCTTTGCCTCGGCGTAGGTACCGTAGGCACTGAGAGTCTCAGCCGGCTTGCCATACTCGCGGCACTCAAACATCCAGCGGCCAGTGCCGCGGGGTTCCTTGCCGTGAGAGAACACATACTGTGTCGTTTTGATTGTTACTGTCATCTTGGCCTCCTTTCTTCGTTCTATCTATTCTCTATTATCGTACCATTTTGTTTAAAAGGCAAGTACTTTTAAACAGAAATATGCAGATTTTTGCATTTCTCTGCATTATTTTTGCCTGGCGGGTCGCTCGTGGATTATCAAGGTTATTGCCGACATAATCACCTCCACGCCTCGGTTACTCTCCAGCCTTTCGACCGGAGCGCTGCCACCCACTCGCCATAACTCCACGCCGTGGCACGCATCTGGTGCTCGCCGCCGATTGTGTAGCGGTAACTGACATAGACAGCCCCGTCAGGCATGAGCACAGCTCTGGTTACCGTGATGCTCCGCTCGGTTGCAGCGATAATCGACAAGACCATCGCAACGACTGCGAGCACCGAAACGATGATGCGAAACCAGAACATGCTGTTACGCTTGGTCATTGGCGGCCTCCTCGTAGAATCCGTCTTTATTATTCTTAACAATAATTTCGCGAGTCCAACAGTCTTTGCAACTGACTCCGCG